TTATTCCCCTTTCTTCTTTCGTTCTGTATAAGAGGCATTCCAGTGGTCCAGGTCAGGCCAATAGGCGGTCAATATCCACAGCGCATCCTCATGGATGCCGCACACCACATGGAGCCAGCGGCCCGCCAGATTGACGCCAAGTACCAGACAGGATGGACACCGGTAGTCGTCCGGGCGATATTCGATGATTTTTCCGCTCTGGATAGCCTGCCGAATATCAGCCAAACGGATGCCCCGTTCATAAAGCCGGGCCTGCGAGTGTGCTGTCAGGAATATCTGCCCACTGCAGGATAGTGTGCGCAGGTTTTCAATCGTCAATTCCACGCTCTACCGGCCTTCTTTCTTTTTATTTGATTATAGCATCTCCGTTTCATCAAGTCAATCACTGTAGCGCGACAAGTTTTTTGAGAAATTGGGACAGCATACTTGAGAAAAAACGGGCCAATCTTAGAAGCATTTCCGAGCCTGCTCGCTTGCGTCAACCGCCCCCCCAGAAGCACGGGATCGGCACACGCAAGAGGGCAGGCTCAAAGCATACGGGAGGAGCGACGAATAGCCGCCCCTCCCGTGCTTTTTGCCCTCTTGTGGGTTATAGCTATCGGCCCTTTACGGGCCGTTTTGCGGGCCTCTACGGCCCTTCGGCGGGTGTCCCTGGGGCGTTACTCCTTCGGCTTGAGAGCGCCTTCCTCCTGCGCCGCCAGATACTCGGCGACGGGGATGATGTACTCCTCGGGCAGGGACTCAACATTGCGCTTGCCGTTCTTCACCAGAACGGCATAGACGGAAATCATGTACTCTTTCACTTTCATTTTGCTTGTCCTCCTTCAATCTGCTTGATCTTACTTTCGAGGCTCGATACCTTCTCCGTGAGCCCCACGACCTCCTCGAAGAGACCGGCGATCGCCTCGTAGAGGTCGATGTTCTGCTCCTCCGCTTCTTCCGCCCTCTGACGCTCGATCTCGGTGATCAGCGTCTTAGGGGTCAGATACTTCATGCTCTTGTTCATTCGTAAGCACCTCCAAACCCGGAAATCGAGACCTCTCCCTCATAGCCCTCGTTCTTCTCGATGGTGAAGCGGACATTCACGCCCCACTTTTCGGCGGTCTTGGACTGGTTGAGGAAGTTGTAGACCCGGTTGATCGCGACCTGCGCCGTGATGTCCTCCCACGCCGGGGAGGCATCAAAGGCATTGTTACACGCTTCGACCTTGGCGACCGATCCCTCAATATGCCATGTAGGCGTGATGAGGATCTTCGTCGCCCGGGCGTCCGTCTCCTCCGGCTGCGCGAACTGGAAGGCGATGACGGTCTCCTTCTTGGAGAAGTTCCAGACCCTCACACTCGTCGCGAAGTTGCCGTCAACGGCCTCGACGCGGAGCTGGTGATCCCCATTTGCGAGGACGAGCCAATTCTCACGGGAGAGCTCGATCGTCTCCTCTTGGCCGAGTGTCGCTTGATAGCTGCGGATCTGCTTGTCGTCGATGAACTCGGTGACGACCACGTTGTCGCCCTCGACATCGGTGACAGTGTACTTCTCGGCGAAGCTGCCCGTCTGCTGGCCGAGATCTTCGTCCTGTCCAGAGATAGCCGGGGCCGAGTTCGTCCGCTTGAAGGTGAGGCGGCGGTAGGTTGTGCCGCCCTGGCCGTCGCTGGCCGAGATGACGAGATTGTTGACCGTATTGAGGCCCAGGGCGTAGAGCTTTTCCGAGGTGATAGAGGCCGAGAGCTGCTCTCCCTTCGGGGCGTTGTTGATGGTGCGGAGCGTTTCGTCGTTCAGCATCTCGACGACCGTCACGGCGTCCCCGTCCGCGTCGTTGACGGTGTAGTTGTAGGTGAAGCCGATGTTCTTGTCCCCGAGGTTGGTGTCCGTGCCGGAGATGGTCGGGGCGGAGTTGACTCGGGTGAATGTCCATGTCCGGGTAGCGGTGCCGCCCTGGCCGTCAGCGACGACGACCTTGACCGTGTGGGGGCCGAGGGACAGTTCGCGGACGTTGACCGTGATCGTGTTTTTGAAATTTCGCGTCGGGGCGAACGACTTCGTCGTTCGCCCATCAATCGACTCCGTCGCCGTCAAGACGTCGCCGGAGTCGGAGTCGTTGACGGTGTACTCGATCGTGAAGTCCTGGTTCTTATCTCCGAGGTTGCGGTCACTGTCAGAGATCAGAGGGTCAGTGTTCAGAATTTCAAGGACGGGGCGGAAACCGAGGAACGCGTGCCGAGTGGACGAGCCGTACCAATACCAGGTGCGGGCCGAATCGCACCCACGGAACGCGCGGCTCGACGCGTTCCCGGAGTAGGTTTCCTGGCACCAGGAATACACATAGAACCAGTTCCAAAACTTGTTGTGTGCGCTGTTAAAATCGGTTGAGTTCTGGTTCGTATCCAGGTCAGAGGAGACCGGAGCGGGAAGGCCGGAGATGACCTCCTCGCGGGTGATGAACCTGTCCCACTCGTTGTTAGTGGGAGATCCGCCTGCATAGGAGTCTCCGTTCCGGTAGTTGCTGCCGCCGGTGAGGAGTCGGCACTTGTATTTTGCCCCGTCGATGGTGACGGTCTTACCGGTGACGTAGCCCTGCCTGTTCAAGTCATCCCACGAAACATTGACCAGGATGACACGGTCACAAATGAGGAGGGTTTTGTCCCCATCCTTGATTTTGACCCATTGGAGCTTATTCGCGTCATCGCTGGGCGTATTTCCGAAGGTGTAGTTCGCCATGCTGCCGGACATCGAGGGGATGTCGCCATAATCGGACGCGCCGGGCGGCGTTGAGTCAATACGCCACGGCCTTGTGGGCCGTTTGAGGATTGCGCCGTTGTTGTAGAAGCCGCCGAGCTTGACGGTTCCGAGATATTGCGCCATAAGGGATCGCTCCTTCCGTTTTGATGAAGCGGTAGGGCGAGAATATCTTCTTCGCGAGATTGTAGGCACTGGCCCACCGGGCGAACCCGATCCACGAGTTGACCGCCTGGACGACCGCCGCCCGCGTGATCTTGCCTTCCCTCAACTTCCGAACCATCGCTTTAATACGCCGCTTCTCCCGTCGCTTGGACTCGGTGCGGAGCATTAAATGGGTGGCCTTGATTTTGAAGCCGTAGGCGTTCACGCCCTGCCGCATATAGAAAACCTTTGTCTTTTTGTTGGTGTCAAGGTGTAACCTCACGCGGAGGAACTCCTTGATCTTCGCCAGCCACTCCCGGGCGATCTCCTTGCTCGGTGCAATAATGACGATGTCGTCCATGTACCGGGTATAGAGCTTCGCGCCGAGGAAGCGGACGCAAAATTGATCGAGCTCGTTGAGGTAGATGTTCGCGAAGTCCTGGGAGCTGACATTCCCGAGTGGGATGCCTCTCTCGCCTTCCGGTGAGCTGTCAATCACTTTGCAAAGAAGCCGGTAAAACCGAAGGAGATCCCCGTACATGTCGGGGCGCTTCTTCTTGAGCTTCTTGAACCGCTTCGCAAGGATTTTCTTGAGCAGGTCGCGGTCGATGGAATAGAAGAACTTCCGGGCGTCGATCTTGATGACGGCCACGTCGTCGCCCCATTTCATACGGGCGACCCTCATGTCGTGCTGCACTTTGAAGGCGGCGCGGATCGGGCCCCTCCCGTACTGGCAAGCAAACGAGCCATTGATGAACACGGGCCGGAACATGTTTTGCAGCTCCTCGTGGATGACGAGCTGCACCACCTTGTCGCGGAGCTTCGGGATGGAGAGGTCTCTCCGCTTTGGCTCCGTGATGACGGTGAAGTGATACGGGCCCGGCGTGTACTTTGAGCTCTTGAGCTCGCGCCAGAGGTCGACGTTGTTCTTCTCCCGGAAAAGATCGTACTTGACGGCCTCCCGGGTGTACTTTCTTTGCCCTCTTAGGGCTTGCTTGTAGCCGACCTTTATCCTCTCGTAGCCGACCGCCTCCTCATAGGTGGCAAGCGGCATGATCGGTGGGATCGGCGGGTGTTTAATGTTCTGCGCGGTTTTAATAAATAAGGGGAATTTCGTCATCGTGGCATCCTTTCCTTTTCAGAAACGGCTTGGCACCTATGACGCGGGTTTATACCCACATTGTAGACTTGCCCCGGCCTCCCAATACGAGAGGGCGGGCCGGAGGTTCGTCACTGTTTTTACGCCGTCAGAGACAAGGCGAAGGATTACCTCTCCCTTGAAGTATAACAAGGACACGCACTCGAAGCCGTAGCCGCGAATGACGTAATAACCTACAAGGCGGGGCGGAAACCGAGGTTCGCGTTCCGATTGGACGAGTCGTTCCAATTCCAGTTGCGGGCCGAATTGTACCCACGGTTCGCGCGGTTCGACGCCATACAGAGATAACCCTAAGTAGGTGCGGTTTACTTTTTATCGGTTGTTGATGAAGTGCTTTTGCAAGCCTCCAATAATGCGCCCCAGCTCGTTGAGTTTCGTTTGCAGCTCGTGGACTTTCTTCTCGGTGATGTACTTCTGCGTCCGGGCGACTCCAAACAGCACGAGGAGGAGCGTCTTCTCGGCGTCCGCCTCGTCCAGCCATTCGAGCCGCTTCTTGACGACGGTGAGGTTGTTCGCCATGACCGCCGCGCGGATCAGCCGGAAGCATGATTGCTTGATCTCCTGCGACAAACTAAACTTTTCGGCCTGGGGGAAGTTCTTGAGCAAGGGGTAGACATCCCGTTCGAGTAGGATTTCAGCCTTCTTTTGAAGTATTGACGGTTCCAATGTAGCAGCACCTCGCATTTCTAATGCGGGCGATCTCGGTGATGTCCCCGAAGAACTCGAAGCCGTAGTCGGTGAGCTTTACCTTTGCGGGCTCCCCTGTGATGGAGCTGTGTCCCTCAATAACAAGGACGTCCTTCCCTTCGAGAGTGAGACCGCTCGCGGTCATAAGGACGAGCTCGTTGTCCGAGAGTTCTCGACACCTTTCACATACCGGGCAAAGCTCGCCGAAAAAGTTCCCGAGTATGCAGCTTGTTTCTTTGAGGGTGCAAGCGACCCTATACATAGAGCTTTCTCGCCACGGGGTCATAGATGCCGGAGGTGATCGCGACGGAGTTCACGGAGTCAAAATTGATGAGAAAGACGTTGTTCGTCATGTTGTTGAGGGTGGCGTCTTTCAGCACTTTGATCTCTTTCTGCGCGTCGGCGATCTGGGCCTCGTGGAGAATGACGGCTTCGCGGTTCTCGAAGATGCCGTCGTCCATGTGGTTCATGTTCGTCTGACTAACCGGCGTTCCTTCCTGGATGACCTCGCCCGTCTCGACATCTTCGACGTGGTCGAGCCATCCGATTTTTTGATAGCTATTCACTTTCAATCTGTACCTCCGTTTCTTTTTCAATGATGGTGTATTTGAAGGCCACATAAAGACCCAAGGCCCGCGAGGTTGGTGATCTGGGTCGAGCCGTCCAGCTTGACCAGACGGCCCCAGGCGGTGACGACCTGGATGTCGTAGTTCTTGACCTTCTTCCGCTTGGCCTCCATCTCGAGGGCCCAGTCAGTGAGATCCCCGCCGCCCATCATGTGTGTCGCTGCGTGCTTTGCGTTCGTGCCGACCGCGAACCCCGAAGCGTCCGCCGTCACTTGGATCGAGTTGCGGAGCTGCGAGGAGTCGATGAGGGTCTTCCCCCCGGTGGTCGCCGCCCGGATGGAGGTCTTCCACCTCCTGCCGTCCGGCGCTCGTCCCTCCTTGAAACGCTCAAGGGTGGACTCTCGGACGCCTTCGCCGAGGGCCATGTTGAGGCTCCTTCGGTCTATTTCCGAGTATCGCCGCATTTTTCGGAGGAGTGCGGCGGTCTCTCCTTCAAGGCGGATACTATACACGAACTACATCCCCCTCATCTTCGCCCGCGTGAATAGACGGGGGTTTGACTTTGCCGAAAATCCGGTAGCTGCCGCGCTCGCCGGATCTTCGGTCTCGGTGCCGATCGAGACCTTCCCCTCTGCGACGAGGGTGAGGAACTTGATCGCCGCGTTGTATCGGTTGAGATAGGTCTTTTGGTCGGTGCTCTCGTCGATGCCGATACGAGAAAACAGGTTATAGACCGCGATGTCCTTCGAGAACTTGTTCAGAACCCGAGGGGCCGGGGAGATCGGGACGGTGTACCTCTTAGCGAGATAGCCGTCGATCTCCCCGTCGGCGTCGGCGATCGCCGCTTCGATGAGTGGCTTAACGAGCTCCTCACGCTCGGCGGGGTCTTCGATGAAGGTGTCGCCGATGATCGCGTTGAGGGCGTCGTCCTTGAGCATCTCCCGGACTTCTTCCTTTGTGCTATCCCATAGGGTACTTGAGCATCTGGTCAAGGAGTGCCTTGTGCCGCTTCGAGAACTTGAGGTAGCCGTTCTTGACGAAGGGCTGCAAGGACTGGATGCGGGCGTCCTTGTTCTGGACGCTGTTGATCTCCTCGATAGGAAGGTACTCGCCGATCTCGGCGGACTTCTGCCGCATGATCTCGGCAAAATAATATTGGAACTGAACCGTCTCGACGCCGAACTTGTAGAGGGGCTTCTTGTATTCACGCTTGAGCCGACGAGACGCCTCGATCGCGTCCTCAATAATCTTGTCCGGCTTCCGCTTGGCGATGTCAGCGATGACGACGTACATGTAGCCCGTCGAGGTGTCCTTTGCTATGCCGATGATCGCCGAGGTGTCGCTCTTTCGGTTCTTTCCGAGGGAGGGGTCATTCGCCGCCACAAAGAGGAACTTCGGGTCGGAGAAGTCCGGGGGGAGCTGCCCGTCGTCGTAGAAGTCGAACCACTCCTCGGCGAACGCGCAATTCTCCGGGTCTATGGGTTCGTTCTGGATCTCCGACGAGAAGCTCGCCTCGCCCTCGGATACCCTCATAACCATGAGGGCATAGTAGGGGAGCTTTTCTTCCCAGAGGACGGCGGTGCCTTCCAGCATTTCGGCCTCGTTGGCCTTGAAGAAGTCCTCGGCGTCCTCCTTGTGCTTCGGGTTTTCGAGGTCGGTGAAGATCCGCTCCCAGGCGTCCCACAAGGCCGTGTTCGTCGCGAACGAGATGACGCCCTTGTAACGGACGGCCTCATACTCGGGGTTCTTGGCGACGTTGGCGAGGAGGGCGTCATAGTGGAGCAGCGTCCCGATGTAGACGATGTCCGTGTAGGTGTCGCCCGCCTTCGAGACCGCCTTGTAGAACCAGTCCCGGAGCTTTTTTCGCTGCTCCGGGGTGTTGACGTTCTCGTCGTTCTCAAGGTCGTCGCAAAGAATGAGGTCGGGTCTCCATTGTTTGTGCCGTCTGCCTCGGATCTTCTTCCCAGCGCCCAGGGCCTCGATCTTCACCCCGTTCGATAGGAGGATGACCGACGCCTTCCAGACGCGCCCCTCAAGCTCTCCGAAGTCTTCACGGAGCGCTGCGTTCTCCTCGAGCTCGGTCTTGATGTCGGAGAGGAAGCCCTCCGCCTGTTCCGAACTGTCCGAGAGGATGATTTCGTAGTGCTTGTAGGCGTACACCGCCGAGTGTATGGAGTCCTTGAAGGTGAAGTTCGTCGACTTGGCATGTCCACGCGGGGCCTCGACTGCCCTCCGGCATCCGTTGGCCCGGCTGATTTGCTTCGCGTCTGTGCTGGGGTTCATGCCCTTCATAACGCCCTCCCGGAAGATCCGGTCGAGCTCCTCGTGGAAGGGAGGCGAGGGTCTGACGATGCCGAGGGACTTCTCGATCGCCTCCACAAGATCGCGGCTGCTCATGGTGTCGTCGCACTCAATGTAGGCGACCCTGGGGAGCTTCGCGTACTGCCGGAGGGAGTAGGTCTTGCCGTAGCCGCTGCGGGCGACCACGATGCCGAGGCCGATGTACTCTTGACAGCTTTGACACACGCCGAGCACCTTGAGGGCGTCCCGGCTCTCATAGAAGACAGGCTTCCGTCCGGTCTTGCGCCCCGGCTCCGGGAGCGCCACGGCCTCGCCGGTGCGCTGGGCCAGCCAGTCCGCAAGGAGCTTCTCGATGGTGGAGATGTCCCCCTCGTACTTGCCGGAGAGGTAGCGGGAGATCGTCGGGCGGGAATAGCCCGGGATCTCGCTCGCCAGGGTGGCGATGCTGGTCTTCGAGACTGCGAGGTAGTCGTTGATCTGCTCGGCAAGGGTCTTGCCGGTGGTGTAGGTTGTGGCCTGGGCCGCTGCTGCTGTGATTTCCATGTTGTTCCTCCTATTCGTTCATAGCCCTCAAGCGAGCGAGGGCGTCGTCTGCCTTCTTCCCGAGGAACTCGTCCCCGGATGCCTTCTTCCTGGTCTTTCGGTTCGCGGCCATCTCCGCCCGGAACTCCTTGTCGTTCGGGAGGGTGACGACATTCGAGGGCCGATCCGCCTTGATGGTCAAGTCGATCATGCCGACCGCCTCGGAGGGCCGTCCGCCCTCCTGGATGCGGAGCTCGTAGGGCTGCGTCATGCTGTCCAGGATCTCCCGCATTTCCTTCTCCTGCCGCTTCTGGTCGCGGAGGTGGCGCTCGAGCGCCGCTTGCGAACAGTGAGGCCCGAAGGCCAGCAGCTCGGCGGAGACGGCTTCGCATATCTTCCGGCCCTCCTGGTCGAAGACGTAGAGCTTCGTGACGTCGTCGATGTCCCACTTGATGCCGACATGCTTGCCGACGTAGTGGCAAAGCTCGTAGTCCGTGTAGAGGGTGCCGAACTTGTTGATCCCCTGGTTCGTCACGCGGGCGGTGTCGGCTTTCATGTGACCTCCTCCGGCGTCTCGCCGGTGACGGTCTGGGCCGCTTCCTCGGGGGTGATCTCGTTCTTGCCGGGTTCCAGGCGGAAACCGGCCTCCGCCTCCTTCAAGGCTTCGTTCGTCTCCTCGAGTGTGGCCTCGCCCGTGGTGTACTTGAACAGGATGTCGGTGATGTCGTTCTTCATGGTGGCTTTTCTCCTTCTGAATAACGCCGCCGCCGTTCGCCCTTGCCCCTCCTTTGGCCTTCCCTATTTCTTTTTTCTGGGTGGTGTGGTATGCTTGATTTGCTTAAATTTTTAATCTATCTATACTATACTCTCCGAACGGAGAGATGTCAACACCTTTCTATGAAATCGGAGAGGTTTTTCCGTTGGTGTCTCTCGTTTCGGAGTGACGCAAGGAGGAAGCACTATGTCCGAACTAATTCAAAGAATCGAGGAGGCCGCAAAGGGGAAGGGGCTCACATTTAACCGGATAGAGCGAGACTGTGGCCTCGGAAACGGAACTATAAAGCGCTGGTCGACTCAAAGCCCGCGCCTCGACAAGCTCGTTCTCGTCGCCGATTATATCGGGGTCTCGCTCGACTACATCGTCCACGGAACACTCCGAACGGATAGCTCTCCGAAAGGAGAGGAGCCGGATCTCGAGGCGGAGAAGGAACGCCAGGGTCTCACCTGCGACGGCCTTCCACTGTCCGAGGATGAGGTGGATCTCGTCGCTATGTATAGGCTCCTGCCGCCCTCCCATCGTGAGGAGCTCTTTGATCTGGCCTACATCAAATACAAGCGGATCGTCGAGCAGAAAAAAGGGTCTATCTATTCAACATACTTCGACGGGAGCGGGGACGAAAAAAGCGGCCCCGCTGGGAGCCGTGAGGCCCGCGACGGAACCGCCTAATTTTTTTGCCCTGCCATGATTAAAAACTAAATCAAAATTCTGTCCCTTTGCTTCGGTTGGCCCAAAACGGCCCGAACCCCCGAAAACCCAGGAAATACGGGCAAAGGGACACGTCCCCGCGACTTTTCCGAAAATGTCCCTTTGCAAAAGGGCCGTTTTGCCGCGCCCGGGCCCGGTCGTCGCCGCCGCCGTAACGCCTGGAATAACAGCTCGTAACGCTTCCGCGCCGCCGATCCGCGCCGCCGAACCCCTGTTTTTGCCCCCTGCCGTTAATTTATGCACGGATTAACGCCCCGTTTGCACGGCTCGCCCACTTGCCTTCCTGGGCCGTCTCTGCTATACTGTGACCATGGGCCGCGAAGCCCGTCCTCTTTGTCTGCTGCTGTGACTTCCGGGACGGGCCGAGCGGCTCTCTTTTTGCCCTCAAATGCCCTTGTTTCAAGGGTTTCGCCCCGTTGCGGGTACGATATGCCCCAGCAGCGCCGCCGCCGTTGTAGGGCCTCCCAGGGCATGAAAAAAGGACGCCGACCGCGTCGACGCCCTCGTCTCAAGTTGTCTGATAGAGCCGGGCCGGATCAATGCCCTGTCCCGGGTGAAAATGCCCTGTTTCCCGCACAAATAGCGGGTTTTCTCGCGGTCTCCCGTCCTGTCCCGGTTTATCCCGTGTTTCTCAATTACGTTGTCCCCGTACAATCACAGTGCAAAAGACCCCCATCCGGCGTTCCGGACAGGGGCCTAAAGTCCTATTTAGTTATTGCGGCTGCGGCTGTTCATGCCCAGCAGGCGGACAACGTACAGGAAAATGTTGATGAAATCCAGATACAGGGTCAGTGCGCCGTAGATGGAAGCCTTCTCGGCCAGCTCAGCGTCGCCTGCATAGTAGGCGTAGATCTGGCGGAGCTTCTGGGTATCGTAGGCGGTGAGCAGCATGAACACCACCAGGCCGATGCCGCAGTAGAGCACCGAGGCGCCGAAGCCAAAGCCGAAGAGCGCACCCACGAGGCTGGTGACGATCATGGCCACCAGAGCCATCATCAGGCGGGGACCCCAGCCGGTGAGGTCCTTATGGGTGGTGGTGCCGTACACAGCCATGAGGCCGAAGTAGACCGCCGTGGCGAGGAAGGCCATGACCAGCGTGCCTACCGAGAACATCAGGAAGTAGTAGCTCAGGACCATGCCGTTCAGGATGGCGTATCCGAAGAACGCGGCTCTTGCACCGTCGATGGACATCTTCTGCACCCGGGCGCTGAGCATGAACACCAGTGCCAGCTCACCGATGGTAAGCAGGAAGTAAAGCGAATTGACCAGATAGATAAGGGACGTGGTCGCCGTGATATAGGCCATTGCGAAGGTGACGAGCAGGCCGCCGGCCATCCAGCGGTAGGTGCGGGTCATATAGTCCGATGCGCTCATCGAAGGCTCCGCATAGCCGCGGTCATAGTTGTTGTAATCCATAAGGAATCCTCCATTCAAAATCAGGGCATCGGCCTCGGCCTTGCCCCGGTCTACGAAATATAGTATACTGCATAGAAATGAACGATTCAT